GTTCCATACTTTTTCATGAGGAGGCCGATCGCAAAGGGAAGATTCGGCAAGAAACACAACTTGTGCTTTGCGTACACGAGCATGTCGTGCACCACCTCTTCGTGGACGTACGTTCGAATCTTGTCGAGGGTAAATTTTCGGTTGGTATCTCCCGTATTGTAGAAGATCATCGGTACCTCTCGAGTCCCCCCTTCCTCGAATACAGTAAGGGTCGACGTCTCAAAGTTAACATGAGGGGTGAGAGCTGACCCATTCATGTTGTAGGCGTTCGGAGCGTCTCCTTGTGCGTAGTACTTGCACCCTTTTCGGTACTTGAGAATTTGCTGGAGAATGGAGGCATCGTGTTCGGCATGAAGTGGAGCGCAAATGATGAACTTGTCGACTCGTTCGAGTTCCACGTCTCCTGTCACGATGCGAATGCCTGGATTGATGAAGGTGAGTGCCGCGCCGTACTTGTCCATGAAGGCCTTGTGTCGTCGCTTGTCGCCGGTGTCGTTCGTCACGTAGATGGTAAGTCGGCTGCATACTTGTGCGAGGTAGAAGCAGTTGATGGTGTCGTCGACGTCGCCCTTCCCCAGCCCTGCCCCGAAGGTCCACATGTCGTGGACAGCCACCACATGCGCGTACTTGTTGAAGCGGGAAAGAGCGGAAAGAGCAGCCATCTTGGTATGATACACATCCGTGGTTGGATCCATTTCAATTTTTATAAAATAACGCGAAGGATATTTTCTTGGAGATGTTCCATATCTTTCAGTAAATAATCGTATCCACAATACTTGACAAACGATCCATAGTGGGAGGGGTCTGAAATGTCCGGTACTTTTTCTCCATGTTGATTAACAAACGATGATAACATGCGCGTCCACGGTTGATAATCCGAGACAAACTCTTCAAATGGACGTAAAGGAGGATATCCCATTAAAGGTACTCCTGTATTCATCGCTCTATCAATATAGGCCATCACCATCATGTATTGGTAAAGGGATCGTGGGAATCCATCGCGGTAGGTTCCGTCGCCAGGGAAAGGAACTTCTTTTAAGGCAACCAAAGGAAATCCAAAAATCGTCTGTGTATCTACCAATTTAGAAACGACTCGTATGAACTCTGCATCAAACCTATTTCCATGATTCATCCGTATACAGTAGATGATCTTCAAGAGTTTCACAAAACATTTGATCAATCGTTTTAACGCTGGAAAGGTAGAGGCAGCTTGCTTCTGACAGAGGTTTCCTTGATCCACCAGATCCTGTATACACTCGGCAATCCCTTGTTCGGTATCTTCATAAGAACATGCTTGTCGACACATTTCATAATCATCATACGGATTGTGTTTTTTATAAGAAAGGGGTGGCAGTTTTTGATGGATCAGTTTTGTAATGAGTCCTTTTAATTTGGGAGATCGTCTCGTATCCAGTGAATGACGTTTTGATCTTGATGTAGAACGTCTTGAGGGAGCGGATCTTGCACGTCTTAAAGGAATATCCATATAGTATACTATTATTTTCGATCGAGTAAAAAGGAAAGGGTAAAACTAAAATCCACATTTCCAAAATCAATCGGTCTTCCGTCATGATAACGAAACTTAAACGTTAGTTTTTGAATGCGTTCGACAGGAGGATCACTTCGATACGGGTTGTTGACGAACCAATAGGGGGAGAGGTCTGTTACGTTATATTTGTCGATTTCACTCGGTAGAATGGAGATCTTGGCAAAGGAGGCATTATGTTTTCCCGAATGTCTCGAATGTACCAAGAGATTGCTTTTGTACGTATACGGCTCGATCTCATCCATCGTATTGTATTGATCAATCTCCATATAAATATGGGAGTGTCCGTAGACAAAACACTGAGTGTCCGACATGATTCTGTATACAGGGGCGGTATGCCCTAAAGGTACATCGATCGACGTGGTCACATACGAGGCAGTGTACGCCTTTTTAGAGAATCCAAGATTACTTCCCATCCCCCAATCGGTATGATTTACATTCGAGGTCAAAAAGGATACCGTAAAGATTTGAGCGCATGTAAAAATGAACTTATATTGAATGGGGTTGTAGACAACGCTGATTCCTAAACCTACTTCGGTAGTAATCCGCGCTTGAAGTTCCGTCGCTAAATCGGAGGGTCGATACGTTCCGTTAGCAATCGTGACCGTTTTTACGGGCCCTCCATTCAAACTTGCCAAAAGTGTTGTATTCCCATATTCACTCCGAAATGCGTACTGGGTGCAAGGGAGTTCGATCTGTTCCAGTTTAATACAGGCGACGTTTTTGTATTCTACTGGAAAAATTACGCTGAAATGATTGTTATTCGGCCATTTGGATATATCACGGTCTTCCGTATGAACGGATAAAAATTGTGTGTTCATATAGAATATTAAATATTTTATATTTTATAGATGAACGACAAAAAAAATGAGCTGCTGACCCGAATTATTTGGGTTTCTGCCCTTGTTTCCCTCTTCAACATTCGTCAAGCTGGGTTTTTAGGAGTTTACGTTATTTTTATTGCGTTTATCATCCTGTTATATGTCAACATTTCAGACAGTCCTCAGGATATTCCACTGATGAGCATCATCAATAAAACCTCTCAGATCCTCGCCACGATTATGCTCCTGTTCTTTTACATCTTCTTTTGTATCGTTCAACACAAACAACGGATTGTAGAGGATCAGATGCCCTCGTCATGGTACATCTTTTCCTATGTCATCATGATTATCCTCTTGTTTCATGGGTACGTCATTCAACAGACGTTGAATACCGACCAGCCCTATTGGTGTAGTATTGCGATGATAGGAAATGTCATGTTGTTTGTCTCCATTTTTATTGAATACATTTCGGCAACGTACTTTAGAACAGATGGGTTTCGTGTATGAGTTTGAACGCGACTCCATAGGTTTTATCGGTTTCCCAAATGCCCGAGATTTTTAAAATGTGTGCAAAATTGTGTTTGACCAAGCTTTTGGGGAGACCGTACACTGCCGTCTTGGTAGAATTGTAGGAGGAAAGAATGGTTCGTTCCACCTCACAGATTGATTCTACAGGAATGTGTTTGATGTAAATGTAAACGCCATTCAACATCGCGTTGGAAGGGGAATAGATGATTTTGGTAAAGGTAGCGTTTTCCATGAGTTTATTTTTAGTAGGTTTTAAAAAGAGTACATATTGTTTATTAAACGAATGAAATGGAATGACTAAAATCATACTGTGTCTTCCTTCGTATCTCTAATATATTTTATTATAAGATAGTATGAACCTAAAGTATCCTATCTTGTTTGTCGTAAGTGCAATCATCGGGTGGATTCTTGTATGTCTTATCCCGATGGAATACAAGACGGTCGTCGTTTATCCTACCCCTGATAATCTCAAGAAGATTCAGTATAAGGATGATGGAGACAACTGTTTCGAATTCTCTGCCAAAAAAACTCAGTGTACAGACGATGCTACGAACATCGATGTCCAATAAAAATACTGTAGTATACTATGGGGTTAAAACAAGTCGTTCAATCTGAAAATGGACGTACACTGATCGCCATTATTTTAGGATTAGGACTGGCTACGTTGTTTAGAAAAACTTGTAAGGATAAGGAATGTATTGAATTCAAAGGTCCTAAGTTGGAAGATATCAAGGGAAAAGTATATCAATATGACAATCAGTGTTACCAATTTTCTCCAAATCCGGTCAAATGTTCTTCCACTAAAAAAATGGTACGGTTTGCGTAAAGATTTTACATTTCAAAATAAATGAGTAGAATATGGCTACCAACGTTGCCGACTTACCTTTCAATAAGGCAGAACTCCCCGCTCGCGATATTCCGAGAGAAACGATCGACCATGTTGCCGACCCTCAAGTCACCCAGCAATATGTTCCACCTCGGGCACCGGAGTATATTGCGGCTCAACCGACCGCACCCACCCAAAGTAAATTGGACAAGCTTCTTGAGGAATTTCGAATCCCGATCATGGTGGGTATTGTCTACATGTTGTTTGAAATGCCTCTTTCTCAGTCGATGTTGGTAAAGCTTGCTCCGACCCTCTTTGCAGACTCCTCGACCAGTCTTCTTGTAAAAAGTGTTTCGATGGCGGTTGCCTTTTATGCGGTGTCTCTAGGTCTCGAATACATGAGCAAGCCTTAAACACCATAAGCACGACACAATAGAGTACGAAGTTCATGATCGGTACAACCACTCATGAACGAAATATTTTTGATCGTTAAATCACCTTCCAGTTCTTCACGATCCATACGTTTGATGATGTTCACCATACTGTATTCATCCTCGGAATCGGAATCTAGAGATACAGGTAATTCGGGTTCTGGGAGGACCATTTTTTCAACCGGAAGAGGTCGAATGACTCGATTGTTTGCGCACATACGTCGATATCGGTTGACCTCTTTCCGATGTTTGTGCCAGTCCTTGTCGCTCATTTTATTATGAAAGAGGGTCGTCTTCGTGCACTTGCACGGAGGGACTTTATCTCGTTCGCTGAGTGAATAGACGGCTCCTTTGTGAATCATGCCGTTGGGTATCCATATTTCATCTTCAAACTCCTCATGTTTTTCAACGCACTTGTAGGGATCGACGGTTTTGGGAGGAGGAACTCGTCGAGAGGGAATCTCCTTTTTGTATTTGGATACATGGGTGGAGCTGACAGGATCTTTAGGCGTAATGACTAAAGAACCGTTGACGACTTTAATGGAATACTGAGAAATGTTGTCGATCTGAATGGGTTCCATGATACAGGCGTATACGTATCTTGAGAAAGTCAATTTTATCGATCATCCAAAATCCGAAAGAAATCAAGGAATCGAGAAAGGTTTCCCTCGACACTACGAGTAGGACCCCACAAGACCGCCGTCACCATCGTTTCTTCGTTGATTGCGTTCCATGTATCCAAATAGGCTCGTCTTCGCATGATATGATTGTCTCGGATGTCTACATTCCCATGATCAATATACGTATTCATATGGAGATTGGATCCAAAGTATACAGTTCGTTCGGGTTCCATAAACTTGGCCATGAATCTCTTGTTGGGATTGTTGGAGGTCGTGAATTCAATCAACCGCATAACTTAGTATACGGACAAATCTTTAAATAGGTACCTCCATGACACCGCGAAGAAGGAGTGTAAACACAACGACGTGCACACCGAACCCTAGCCATGTGGGGCAACCGCCGTTGCTGGCAAGAGATCCAATCAAATCTCCTAAAAGAGAGTCGGTCAGCTTGTACGTTTGCGGATTGAACACCGCCAGTAAAATAACGGTTGTCAAAAGAGTATACTTCCACTTGTCGGCTTCACTGGGAGACTCGTTCTTGGGCATACTTTTTCTGTATAAAAAAAATTGTAGATTTCAAACTCAACGAAATTATTTATGAAAGAGTTCCACCAGTTTGGATCCTTCAGGACTTGGTTGAGGCATGAAGAGCGTTTGTAGAATGGCATCGTCCCGAATCCGTATCGAATAAGGGACCCGTTTATCGCGTCCGACACGCCCCATCGCCTGAATCAATTCCTCTTGGGTTATGTCTTTCAAATCTTTGGCGATGTAAGCATTCGCAAATGGATAATTGGTTCCGTAAATGTAGCTGGTGGTTGCAATAATCAGGTAGAGCTTCTGTTGGACGGCCAATTCCTTCATGATTTCTAAATATCGGGGAGGTACCGTAGTCGAGAAGACGCCGATTCCCAACATCAAGAGTACTTTCCATGAAGGTTCTACTTCCGTCGAGAGTATTTTTTCAATCGTGGCTACATCCACATCTGAAGTGAACGCAACGGATTGTTTGTCTTCATTTCCGAATCTTGCCAAATGCTCCTTCCGGTTCGGAATCAAATAGTCCGGAAGAGTAATCGACTGGATCTGAGATTGAAGTGTCTCCAATTCTCTCTGAATCTTCTTGACTTCAGGACAAACGCGATCATCCGCCATTTTCTTTTCTTTATCGGCATCCACGTTTTTGTCTTCCATGTCTTTTTCTAAACGCGCCATTTTCTCGGAGATGGCCGTATTTTTTCCTAAAGTAATCATCAAATCGTTCAAGACCGAAACTGGAATCTTGGATGTCTTGAGACAATAGGCCGCGATCTTGCTGACATCATCCGCCAAATAAATCGTCGGAGCATACGAGCATGTCCATGCATCTTCCGCACAGAATTGGATCGTCGAGGGAACGGTCAATTTCTCGTGTTTCATAACCCAATCCTCACGGGATATTTCTCCCAAACTCGAAATGTACCAATTTTTGATCGCAGGAATCGTAATCTCCTTCATCTGCTGAAAGGGAATCGGTTTATCCTTCAGAAAGGCCAGAATCGACCTCAAATCTACATATTTCAGTAGAACTGGATGCGAGGCGAGATGCAGTATACACTTTTGTAAATCCTCATACGTTTCGCAATAATGATGCGGTAGTACCACCGTATGGTTAGAGGAAATGACCTGTACCGTACGATCCGTATCATGCGATTGTATTTTGTGAATCGGCAAGTCCGTTATTTCCGAATAGTCCACATCCGGAAGTGTAGCCGACGAGAGAACAATATTCGGGATGACGTTCTCTTTCCAAAGCCGTTGAAGAACTGGATGAAGAGGATCTTCCGACTTATTCATCGTGATCGTCGGTTCATCAAAGTAAAACAGAATCTCTTCTTTCGGATGGAATCGAAGCATGTAATTCATCGCATGCAAATACGAGGGAATCGTGGTTATGATGATTTCTACATCTTCACCGCGACTGTTGTCCACATTACGTATACCACCACTTCGCTTATCCACCGTAAACTTTTTCGCAGCCGAATAGTGAAGTCGTATGTCCTCTTCCGAAGAACAACCAAATGCCATCGCAAACTTCTTCCCCGACGAACAACAAGCGGTCGCGAACGCAATCGCAATATGGCGTGCTGCACATACATAAATGATCTTGTACTTCTCGGACAATCCTAGGGGGGAAAGGGTCTTTCCCATACCGGTATGCGCTGTATACAGAACCATCTTGTTGGGTTCCTTAAACAGAGCGAACAACTCCTTTTGATGACTGTAGAGACTTATGTTGGTATACTCGTCGCAGGGATTGTGTTCAAGAAGAGCAGGAGCGTTCATGACCAGTTCTTTTAGAGGTGGAACGTACGCATCAAGACACTTCTGACAGTAGGAAACGACATAAGGGTTCGCGTGTTTCAGGTTAAGCTGGAGCATCCTTTCAAGATGGAAGAATGCTCCGGTCGAACACATTTTCATCAATATCATTTCATAGACGGTACTTGGAATCTTCTTGTCTCCTTGAAGACGAATTTTATCCGCCGTTTTCAATTTGACTTTTTCCAAAGGAGGTAGTCCTGCATGTTTAAAGTAGAGATGTGCAATATGAAGGTCCAATTCCTTCGAGGGAGAGATCTTTAAAAATGTATACGCGGATACACACCGCGGTAATACCGTATCCTTATGAAACCCTTCAATAATGAACTTCAAGATGTCCCGTTCGGCGGCCGACACAGGAACTTCCACGCTATTCCATTCATCGCGAGTAAGTTTCTGTTCCATTCCTTATGATCCTCTTTCGAACTACTGTTTGTATCAATTTTTATCCGTTTTAATAAATGTATAGAATATGAAGACACGGCGGGTATTTAAACCTTCGGATACAAAAAGCGGGGACGGGATGCTGACGACAGTGTGGGGTCCGCCTTTATGGCATTACCTTCATACCATGAGTTTTAATTATCCGGTATCCCCTACACCAGAACAAAAGCGCCAGTATAGAGATTTCATTCTGCAGCTAGAATACGTTCTCCCCTGTAAATACTGCAGAATGAATCTCAAAAAGAATTTCAAGGCCGTACCGCTTACCTTGAAAGAGATGGAAAGTCGAGATACCTTTTCGCGATATGTATACAGACTTCATGAACACATCAATAAAATGTTAGGGAAACATTCCAATCTGACCTATTGTGATGTAAGAGAGCGTTATGAACACTTTCGCGCACGATGTACTACTACACCCGCTCCCGTAGAGAAGGGGTGTACTGAACCCATCGTACATGGTAAGAAAGCAAAAGCGGTCATTAATATTATACCGCATGATACAAAATGTGAAAGTATACAGATCTCCAAAGAATGTTTAAAATCACGCGCTGACTAATTTATTCCCGTATAAAAACCATAACACGATGGAGACTAAACTTCCGATTACGTAGCCATTTCCAGCGTTGACGAGAGACCGATTGAATGCATAATAAAAGACCACAGGGAAAAGGACACAGGCTAAGAACGCGTAAAAAGCGATCACACCAACGAACGTGTTTAGCTTCGTCATGTATACTTCTTATATTTTAATTTAAATGTAAATGTTCTGCTATACGATGTCGGCCCGTATTGTCCACTATTCTAAATCAGAGGGACAAACGCTCGCCGACATGGTATGTTTTTGTGCTAGAGTTTCTAATCCAGCGAATCAAATGAATACACAGAAAAATGATGGACTGATTCGATATTTAATGAAACATCATCACTGGTCTCCCTTTGAAATGGTCAGTATCTGTATCGAGATACGAACGACGCGAGATATTGCACGTCAAGTGTTGCGCCATCGTTCCTTTTCATTTCAAGAGTTTTCTCAGAGGTATGCTGTCGTCGAAGAAGAAGGATGTATACGCGAAGCTCGTTTACAAAACCTGACGAATCGGCAATCCAGTTTAGAAACCGATGATCCGGCACTTCATCAGGAATGGACAGAGATCCAAACGCGTATACTCAAAGAAACCAAGGAAGCGTATACATGGGCGCTGACTCATGGGATTGCGAAAGAACAAGCGAGGGCAGTCCTTCCTGAAGGATTGACACCTTCCGTCCTTTACATGAATGGAACCCTTCGATCATGGATTCATTATCTTCAGCTGCGTACAGGAATGGATACTCAAAAAGAACATCGCGAATTGGCAGGCGCTTGTTTAGCACAGATCGAGACCATTTTTCCTGAAATCAAGGAATGCTTTAAAATCTAAGTATACGGTATGGCAGCTAGAGCAGCAATTCCTACGAACCCTCCGCAAGATATGTTTACTCCAGCGCAATTACTCGTGGAAGCGGAACGTGTACTGAAGCAACCTCAACTTGCGGATGCTTTTTCAGCCAATCAAAAACAACAATTGTGTAATGTACTTCTTGAGTTTTCCGATGCGGTAGAAAATATGGATGGTCGTCCTCTTGCACGAAAGGTGGAATTCGTTGCACGTACACTTACAGGGACGCATGACCGTTCTCCGGTATCCCCCATCGATCCTGTCAATTGGAGAACCACATGGATGAATAAATTCGATAATAATCCGGGATACCGACAAGGATTGAGAGCTGCTGTCATAACCTTTTATGGAGCCGTTGGACTGAAAAAGGCGCCCAAGTCAAAGTCAAAAACACGGTCCAAATCCAAGTCTAGGAATCGTAGATCTCGGCGTTAAAATAAAATATCATAATATATGGAACGTTTTGATAGCATCAACCAACGCCTCCAACAAAGAAATATAGGCAATACGCCTCCGTTTTATTTTTCTCCACGACCGGTTCCCACGAAATATGTAGCACTTCCTATGGTCGATCAACACCTTCCTACCATGGAAATCATCCATCCACGAATGTTTTCGGTGGAAGAACAGTTTTTACCAGCAACGACGAATCCTGGATATTCGCAATATGTTGATATTGAGAGTATCTTACAATCCTGCAAAGGGTACAAACCATCTGCCTCGATGTACAAGGCGGATCCTCCGAAAGAAACGGTCACCGTCCCTCCTAAATGGAATCAATCTACCAGTTCAAGAATGAATAGCTAAAATGGTTTAAATCAATGAAGGTTAGTCATCGTATAATGGATAAAATGAAGAAACGCGGCCGCAAGCCCAAGGGAGGTAAAATCATCGATACGGCAACCGTATCCTTTGATGAACCCATCGAATTCCATAACGTCATCCTTCATTTGAGATGCAACTTATCCGACATAGGGAATATAGATTTTAATAAACATGTAGTGGATCCTTACGATAACATCGCTCAGTTGACCGAACTTCATTCCTACGTAGATGATACTGTTCCTCAGAAAATAAAGAACATGGCCCATCGTCTTCATACAAATGATATCAATAAACGTTCCGATTGTTTTTGGTGTACTTATTCTTACGATACATCCGTCATTTATATTCCTAAAAACAAGACGAGCGAACAGTACCAAGTGTACGGGTCGTTCTGTTGTCCAGAGTGCGCCGCTGCCTACCTTTTCATGGAGAAAATCGACCAATCAACGCGCTCCGAAAGGTATCAACTCCTCAACCAATTGTATTCGGAAAACGCCAAGCCGATTGTCCCTGCACCTTCCCCTCATTATTTATTGAATAAGTTTTACGGTACGTTGACCATTCAGGAGTATCGCGAGATCATTCAAGATCCGAGTCGACACCTTCTTCTTGCCAACAAACCCATTTGTTGTACTTACCCTGAATTGATTCAAAGTACGGTCGATACCTCCAAAGGAGAATATAAACTGTGCCGCAAATCTAAGATTTAGTTTTCCGTGTAAACGGATTGGTTCTCATATAAGCACTCGTATCACCAAATTCTTTTCTGAATCTGGCGACTACCGCTTCATCTACCCTATGAAACTGAATCGGAATCCGATCCCTTGTCGTATACGCAAAGGCGAACATGTTGACCCTTGCCACAATCTTCTCTTCATCAAACGTGATTGTTTTTCTACCTATGTCTTTGACGTACAACATACTTGAATACGTTCCCCATGTATTCTTAACGTAAAACGCCTTTTTGGATTGACTGTATCCCGTAATCATGAATAAATGACCCTGACTCTGATCATTATCGGCATAAAATCTACAGCCAATATATCGGCGATGCTTCAAAAATAGAAGGAGAAGATTCACCACTCCAGTATGATGGGCATCTTGCAACGTACCCTCATCCAAAAAAACATGATTTACAAAAAAGGGGGGCGGAGGTCGATTCGATAAATAATTGGAAACGGCAGTATACATCGGATCGTAGAGTTTAGTAAAGTGTTTGGGCCGTTCATGACGTAGAACGGATGGATAAATATTGGCCGATTGTACGATCGTTCCTCCATCTTTTCCGAACCGTTCTGTTATGTGATAATACAAAAACAAAAACATACTGATTTTTAAATATCCGTTGGTTCCACATTTTGTCAGATCGTCGGTCGGCTTAAGTGGACGATACGTATTTAACATGCGTCGACAAACCGATCGTTTGGTCCAATTCTCCTTTTTTTCAACTTCATCCGGTAATCGTAAAATGTTTTGGATGAACAATCGCGCCGATAAATGCGCATAACACGTTCCATCATCTCCTTGAAAGGTCTGCATGACGGTAAACTTTTGTAAACTTTGAATAAGTTGAGGGGTTTGTTGTGATTTAGGTATGGTTTTCATCATTTGATGGAACCATTCAATACCGTTCATAGTATACGGATGGATTAAAATTGAAACATGTCGGAGACAGGAATAGCCCTATACAACATGGATCTGTTCAAACTGATCGAAGACGGTGTGGTCCAACCGGTGCGCGACTACGTTTATGCATGCCCGATTCATCTCCAATTTACTCGAAATGGAATGACACCGTTTCTACATGCCTGCAAATTTGGAAAGATTGAGATCGTCCATTTTCTTTGGGAGTTTGGGAGTCTCGCTCATGTAACGGATCCGCAGGGAAATACGGCACTTCACATCGCGGCGAAACACGGTCATATGGATACGGTCGATTTCCTACTGACCCATACAACACAACTCAACGCGACGAACGATGCTAACGAAACCGCGCTTCATCTCGCCGTCAATCATCCCAAGATCGCTCTGTATTTAATGTCAAAGGGGGCCTTTACATGGATCGAGGATTCGATGAAACGGACGCCTCTCATGAACGCCATTTATTTGCCATCGTCAAAGCTGGCTCTTGACATGATCGATCAAGGGGCATCATTCTGTACCCATGGATCCACAAGCTCGCCTCTCGTGCTCTCCATTTCATGTCGTCAATTTGATATCACGATGCATCTTCTTAACAAAGGACCTCATTTTAAGCGAGCATATCGCTTGTCGATGGCTCTCTTGGTACTGGAGAATACCGAGATGTCGAAAGGTATACTCAAATTCATGCTGGATAAGGGGTTCAATCCAAATTCACGCAACCGAAGGTATCATACGCCGTTAGTCCAAGCATGTGTCATCAAGTCCTACGATATGGTAAAATTTCTATTGGAGAATGGTGCATCTGCCAATACACGAAGCATCAATAACTTCACCCCGCTTCATCTTGCTGTCATGCAAAATCAGCTGGATATTGTACAACTCCTCCTTCAATATCATGCTAACCCTAATTTTAGAAATAATGCCAACGAAACCCCTCTTTCGATAGCATGTAGTCTTAGATCCTATAAAATGGTGGAAGTCTTAGTGTACAGGAGTAATCTCTCGATTAAAACAAGTCAGAATCGTACGTATTTGATGCATGCTGTCGAATCGAATAACTATAAAATTGTGGAAAAGATGTTGTACATGGGACCGATAAATTTACAGGAAGAAGATTTGGATGGAGATACCGCTTATGATTTAGCCATCTATCATGACCGACCTTCTATCGTTGAATTGATGAGTGGTGCGATGCGCGCTCGAACTACGATCTCGATGGACAATCTTGACGTAAACATACCGATTCCTATATGGAGACGCCTTCTTCCGACGGAAGGAAAACGGGCTCTCGATGTAGCTCTTCGTGCCTACAAAGTGGATTCTCTCGCCTGCTATCATGCCCTCTTTCTGAATGAAGATGCTCTACGTAAAAAGTATCGTCAGGGTGAAGAGGTATGTTTCTCACAGGCCCCGATCCGTTCGTTAACCCGTGCGATGGGAAGTCGTCCGATTCGTCATCGTATTGTTTCGAATCTTATCTTCTCGGATCGGAAGATCTATGCCGAAATTCTTCATCGATGAAAAAGTCGGTGAAAAGAAACGCGCTTCATCTCCGCATAATCTCTCGTCCTTTCGACTCTGATACGTACCTACATTTGTTTTTTTGCAACGGTTGCTGAGACATAGTTGTTTTCGATAAATACAATCGGTACATAGAGGATACATACTTAAACGGTAGATATGATTTGACCATTCTTGTAGACGTAGCATTTGAATTGTTGTTTCTTAGGACGACTGCAGTATACATTATTACTCGAAATGACATTAAAATAAACGAGTGAATCTCCGCCAATCGTTTGAGCTAAAAAGTAGCACAGAAGACCATAAATGGCTCCCATGACCGACCCGATAAAAATACCGAGGGTTGTTTTTTCCTGTTTACTGAAGATGTCGACTACATAGAGGATAAGAAATCCTAAGAGGACAAAGTAATTCCAATCATTATTCTTTTGCATCGGTGCTCCCAAATACATCAACGTGAATATAATAAAAAAAGAAGAGAGGGAAAGTTTTTTGTATCGATTGACCCAGTCCTGTACAGGATCCATCTGAACAAAGGTTGCCGTTGGCGTAGTTATGGTACGCTCTTTCATTCCCACGTCGTGAATGAGGTGTGCAGTTCCAACACCTACAAGAGCACAGGCGAGCCAAAAGAACGCCTTTAGATCTTGATTAAAGATGGACGTCATGACCATAAAAAAGGTTATGTATAACGGAATGAGTTGAAGATAATTCATACACTACATCAATATAAAATTAAATACGTATGTCATAGAATATGGAGAAAATAGGACTCCGTCAACTCATCAAGGACTGGGTAGCCTTAGACGGAGAGATGGGTGATCTTCGAAAACAAATGAAACTCCTCAATTCAAAAAAGAAAGAAGTTTCTGATAAGCTTCTTCTTATTATGAAAGATCAGAAAATCGATGAATTTGATTTGAACTCGGACGGGAAACTTTTTCGTCAAACAAAAACAACCAAACAATCCATTAACAAGAAGACACTTCCTCTCATTCTGAATAAGTATTATGAGACGGATGAGGAGGCTCATAAAGTCGCCGAATTCATCCTTATGTCTCGACCAGAAAAAGTGAGTGAAACCTTACGAAAAAAATAATGGACTAGACTAATGGATTTCTTTTTAAAATTGGCTCAAACGATCCTTTTATCGATGCTTTTTATCATTTTTTTTACGAGTGTAGCGGCGTTTTTTGGAATTGACTCGTACCTTTACGCGCCGTTTATGCTGTACGCTATACTTTTGCTTATGTTTCGACTTTTTCTTTGATCCTCCTGATTTAAGTGCATCCATTCTTGCCTGATTTTGTGCCATGATGAGAGCATTATCAGTGGACACAGGATCCTTCGAGAATACAGGAGCAACATCACCACCACTCAGTAGCTTACGAATTTCTGTATTCGATTCGAGTCCTTCTTGGTACTTTGTCATGTAGTCCTGCCGACTTAAGCCCGAATAACTTGTCATTCGTTTAAAGTATAGAAATATTAAAAAATATAAGATATGGATCCGTACCAGTTGAAAAAAATATCAGAATCGTCCAAGTTTGTGGACATGACGGAAAAAATACGCGATGTCAAACATAGTGCTCAACTCAAGAAGTCCATCCATCATTTGATGGAGTTTAAACATCGAAACCGCGACCTCCTCAAAGAGAATCGACCAGAGTTTGAATCACGTCTCATGAAAGAGGACAACTTTCTTTTCATGAACTACATGGAATTGTATACAACCCTCCTGAAAATGGATGTAGATCCCATGACGATGAGTGCGGTATTGACCTGTTTAGAACAGATTGAAAATGGGGAATGCAATCAACATGAAGCGAGTGTAAAAGTGGGGACGCTTCTCAAAAGTATTTATATTGATAAGGTGGTTCAGGACACGACCCATGTACAGGATCCTCATAAAGAGAGCAAGAATTTGTCATGGAGAGAATTTAAGGAGTTAAATTAGAGACCCGTTTTAAATATGTATCTATGGTATGAGGAATCCGTGTTCAGAAAATAGCAGTTCTCTTATCAAAAAAGAGGAGTGTAATGGACAATTAGACATTATATCCGGTGATCCTATCGAGAACGGGTATTGTCTAGGTAAAAACTGCATCGATGAACAAAACATTCAACGGTTGCGATTAATCCATTTGGATCCTTACGAAGGAAGTACGCCACAAAAAGGGACACCTCCAGTGGCAGGAGATTTTAGAGATCCCTTTACCAGACAGCTCGTTAACAATCGAGAGATTGTTAGGGCAGGTATACGCGATCCTACAGAAAAAAACTATGATGGAGATCACGACTATAACATCGAACAGTATCGGAAAAACTCTAGAAGAATAAATGCAGCCAATCGAATTCGTCGTATGGTGAAATCCAAAAAGTCCAAAAGGTATACGAACCCCGATTCCTTTTATGAAGACTTATTAAATAATATCTCTCCGATTTCCGGCGGTCCTCTCTATCATAACAAGAAACTTCATTCGGATTCGTCCTACATGAAGATGCTTCAAAATGTTTCTCCTGAAAAAAGTCCACTCTACAATCGATCCATTCATTTGTCTCACAGTAAAACTCCCAAGGTACCTCGTCGAGATGCGCGCGATAACGTACTACGTCGGGGAATCGCGATAGGCGGTACCCGTAGAATTAAATAGTATACTAAAGTATGCAACATTTTAGTCGGAGAACACCTGTAAAGCCCACTCCGAAGGTTGTTCCTAACGTAGTTCCTAAGGTTCCCAAAGCTACTCGAAGAGGTCCTAACCCTGCACTAAAACCAGAACTGGACAAGTTTCGGAATCTTCATCCCGATGAGTTCAAACTCATTCAGGACATTTCGCCCGTCAGTCCGATCTTCGATATCAAGGCCGAAGATCTAAAACGTGCCAACTTTTCAAAAAAATTAGAAGCATTTCGTAAACAACATCCCGATTCTGATTTTATGGTCATCGTACGTACCGAACAATCTCCTCCGTCTCCTCTATATGTTCCCGACAATAAAATGGTATCCCATTTAAAAAAGAAGCTTAGGAAATTACAGACACTTAGGAAGAAGCGGTCTCCTAAACATATTTTAAAAATCGATACCATCTACGAACATATTCCCTACGATCGACCTTTACCACCCAAAGGGATTCGAATTTAAAATCTCTGGATACTCTATGTCGGCTCCTCAAACGGTATCTCCTTACCCCTTGGCTAGAATGACTTACCGAAGAATGGCTCCTTCGTCGTCCAAATTTCAGGGGAAATATGTACTGACTAACCGCTGGCCCCTGACTCCGTTTCGCGTGTTTACCAATTCGGGCGATCTTCTTCTTCGCCCAACGGCTCCCTCTCCCATTTCTCAGTTGTCTACACGGACGCTTCAGTGGTCGAGACGTGATAGTGCGACTTCCGGCGACGGTGCTTCTGGAAACCAGCGATATGTCTACGATAGTTCCATCTACGTAAAAATGCAAGGTCTTAAGGCAATCCTAAAAAATGATGTATTGGAGAAGAAGGCTTAGATTTAGGCAAGAATCGTCTCCACAGCAACACTCACGTTCGTAGATCCCCATGTCTGCTTCCACTTTTCATGAAACGGGCGAAGGTACTCCCGAGCTGAATCCACCGATGTATAGGGCGGCTTCAACTTGTACTTTCCATTCCACAACATATTGCTCTTCTTCTTATGAATCTCCATACACTTCTGGAATCCTGTATCCTGTACGTTCAAGAAGGCGTCCGTTCGTGTCAATACCTCATAGAGCGATCCACCGAAATACGTATCCCAATCGGTCATGTTGCACTCGAGCCTTACCGTCTTCATCTCATGTCCGAAGACCTTCGTATCCTTGAAGTCGCCGCACGTGTCGACGATACAGAGATGATTCCCTGCCATCAACTTGATTCGTCCGACCTCGGCCGTTA